TGCCTTACTTGCAGCGACTAGGGCAAGTTTATAGTCAGACCTCAATGCCTGTAGCCAGTTCTGAATATAGGATGCACTGTTGTCGATTGTCTCGTTTGATATGCCTACCTCAGCACATAGGAACGCATTCCCAAACTCTGCGACTAGTTCCTCTTTGCTGTACTTTTCAGATCCAAAATGTACAGGTTCAGAAGTCTCTTCAAAGCGTCCCAGTAAGGTTTTATGACCAGTTGAGTGCGTAAGTTCATGGAATAGCGTTGAGTAGTATTCTCCGGTTTCCTCAAATTGGGCTTGCTTTGGCATATGTACAGCATGCTCAGAGGGCCGATAGAAAGCCCTGTCTCCGCCATTGTGATCTACACTAGGCCCACCGTTGGCTATGAATGCGCTCGCTATAGCTTCGGCTTCGTCGATAGGGTTGAAGGTATCCGTTGGAGTATCTGTCACAAGCTCACGTTTTGGCAGTTTGATACCCTCACATTGTTCAACGTTGTAGACTTTGGACATTTTGAAAATGGGAATCGTTTTGAGTATCGGCTCGCCTTTACTGTCATTTTTCCCAGTGTCTACCTTTGGGAAGTCGTACCAGTAAACAAAATGATAGCGTTCCCCTTCTTTTTGTTTACCACCTAGACTGATAGCTTGCTTCTCAGTTAGCCACGCCTGAGATTCGTAGCCATTTTTCAATGCAATTGCCCAAAGATTCAACACATTCAAACCGTGATATCTCCTACCTGTCGATGCATTATGAGGGAATGCGTTTCCTTCTGGTGAATTCCAAGGTTTCCGCCATGGTACCGTACCTGACTCAAGTGCTTCTATAATCGCCTTAGTTATAGCCTCATACTGCTTCTGTGTTGCCATGATATGTAGCCCCCTTGTGTAAATTTTGTGCTAGCTAGATTGTGATACAAGCGCTCCGGTCTTGATGATGGTACTTATTCGCATATGCTGTTTCGTTAGTGGTACTTGATAGACTTCTACGGAATCCTTCGCATAGATAACCACTACCATCAATATCCCTTCAAGCCCATATTCCGCGAGGAAATTCTGTTTTCGTTCCCATGCTTTGGCTTCTATGTGGATCTTATTACTACCCGATAAAGCCAGAGAACTTACCGTCTTTACCTCATACGCATACCCAGCATTGAAGTCGACAACATCGAACGGTGCTAGCTTCTTTGTGGGCTTCAACCCTAGCAGTTTTCCCACTATTCGTTCGCCTTTTAGCGCTACCTTTTCCATTCTCTTAGCTACCATGTAAGCCCCTTTCAAATTTCTGTACTTACCTAGGTCGCAATATTTCCTTGAAGGTTGCTCCGTACTCTTCTAAAATCCTAATCGTGCTGTCTGTCAGTGTCTTATTCCGTGTCAGCTCACAGACTAGAATTGCATCCTTTGATACTGGCCACCAGTCTTCTGCTCCGTATCGGTCTTTGGTGTAGTACTCTATATACATCTGTGTCTCTCCTTTTCCTTGTGTTAGATTCGCAGTGATACTTGGTGATCCTTGCGCTTCCATCGCTGCTCCGATGTCAACTAATAGCTACAATACAGAATGTTTATTGTTCTGTCAATACTTTGTCAACGATTATTGAAAACATATTGCATTTCTTAGAACGAAACCAAAGAATCGTATCTAATCGGGGAGATAATGGGTAGCATCTATGGCTTGAATTGAAGCGTTAAGGCGGTGTTGGTTGGTTGTGCCTTAAAGGGTGAAGGGGAACTTATAGAACTATGCCGTATTGTCTTCCATAAAAAAACAGCTTTTTCCTCGCTCAGATAGGGATAAACACATGCAATCCGCTTCATGTATCGCGTTTTGTCCCTCAAAAGCATGAAAAGCATTTCACCTATCCCAAAAAAAGCATGATATAGAGTGTATTTTTCTCCCTCTCTCTACGAACCCGTTAGTCGTGATCCCCTTTGGCTACGGATTTCGTAGGCTTGTGTCTGCGTGGGGTAGTGCGTGGGGTGATTGGTTGGTTGGTTCGTTGGTGTTAGAGAGCGTGCGTGCTTGGGGTGGTTGTGTGGCGTTCTTCCTTCTTTTATTGGTAGGGGGGATGGCTTGTAGTTAATGTGTGGTGTATGAAGATACCCTTACCAAACTTTTTTTACTAAAAAGAAACCCTATCGAAGTAAATCGTAAGAAAAATATACGAATACTTGACACAAATGAGATAATTACCATGGAATTACTAGTAATTACCGAGTAATTATCGAGTAATTGTAGAAAATGAGATGAAAACTACTATACTTAAGTTAATTAATAAGAGAATAATTACTACTACCTACCCCCTTAAGGGGGGTAGTAGTAATTATTCTTTAGTATATATATATTAAATAAACTAACCGTGCGTGCGCGCACGACAGGGGGGAAGACATGAGGGGTGGCATGCCTACCGAGAAGAAGAAAGAGCTGTTCTTGAAGGCATACGCGGTAAACGGGACGATCCGCGCCGCCTGCCGTGCGACCGACATCCAGCGGAGCAGCTATGTGTACTGGACGCGGCACGACTTGGACTTCGCAAAGGAGTTCGAGGACGCAAAGCTGGCCTTTGCCGAGGGTCTTGAGGACATTGCGCTCGACCGTATACGAAACCCAGACAAATCCCGTGGGTCGGATGTGTTGCTGATGGCGTTGCTGAACGCAAACATGCCAAGCAAGTACCGACCACAGGTAGCAATGAGCGAAGATAGTGCGAAGGAGCTTATCATGGAGTGGAGGAAAGCAGCCAAAGAGGTTAACAAAAACGAAGAGGTCGTCGGCGAGGAACTTCCTGCCAATATCCAGGATACCTTAGCGGACATCCTTACGAAACGGAAGGACGCTCCTCCGCAAGAAGATGACTACGGATCAATCACCGAGAAAGATATTGCGTGGGGATAGGTGAGGTCTAGTCATGGCAAGGAATAGCGAAGCAAAGAAACGGAAGAAGGCTCGGAAGAAATCTCGAAAGCAGGATAAGGTCGGGAAGAAGAGGTAGTATGGCAACACTCACGAAGGGCCCAAGCCTACGTGACCACCTGTTTGATAAGGTGGGGTTCGCTCCAACGAATGAGCAGAAGGCCATTCTTGAATCCCCCTATCGGTATAATCTTATTGCTGGCGGTGAGCAGGCAGGCAAAAGCCTCATCGCAAGTAAGTATCTCCTTGGTAGGTTCGCCGAAACTGAGGAACGTGGACTGTATTGGCTCGTCGCCGCAGACTATGAACGGACACGGGCAGAGTTTGAATACCTCTTACAAGATTTTTCTGCACTCGGTATCCTCAAAGAAGCGTCGAAGCGGGTCGATCCAGGGCACCTTTTGCTTGCGGATGGCACCCGTATAGAGACGAAATCCGCAAAAGACCCCCGAACACTCGCAATGAGAGCCCCAAATGGGATTCTTGCATGCGAGGCAAGCCAGCTCGACATGGAAACGTACTTCCGATTGCGTGGTCGGTGCGCTCCAAAGCGGGGCTGGATGTTTTTGTCGGGGACATTTGAGGGAAGCCTCGGCTGGTATCCCCAAATGTTCACTGCCTGGGGATCAGGGGCCGATAAAGAAGCGCGGTCGTTCTCCCTCCCGAGCTATACGAATGTATACCTGTACCCAGGCGGTGCGAAAGACCCAGAAATTCTACGGCTCAGGGATGTCTCCTCTGACGATTTCTTTATGGAACGGATCGAAGGGATCCCATCCCCACCTAAAGGTGTGGTCTTCCCAGAGTTTCGACCAGATATTCATGTGGGAGAGGTGGAGTATGAGCCTGGAGAGCCGGTATACCTATGGATGGATCCAGGATATGCGGGAGCCTACGCTGTCGAAGTCGTGCAGATTATCGGCGAACAGGTACGGGTTATTGACGAAATTTACGAACAAGGACTCATCACCGACGATATTATTGATATCGCCCAATCTCGGGCATGGTGGCCGGATGTTAAGTTCGGGGTCATCGACATTGCCGGAACCCAGCATCAGGCGATGGCTGCACCGGCAGAGGTCTGGCTCGCAAAAACGGGACTGTACCTCTCGTCCCAGAAAATAAAAATCAATGAAGGAACAGAGCGACTCAAGGGCTGGTTACGAATTGATCCACGAACCCATGCAAGCAGGATTGTATTTAATCCGAAATGTCATGGTATACTGTCGGAATTCGGCGCAGCGCCCAACCCGTTCGACGGACAAACGAAGGCGTACCGCTGGAAGACCGACCGTGAAGGGAATATCGTTGGCGATGTTCCAGAGGATAAGAACAATCACGGGGTCAAAGCGGTGATTTATGGCCTGGTTGACCGTTGGGGATATGGATATATTGAGGGAAGAGATCGTATCCGTGTAAAAAGGTGGGCATAAATGGCACGACGAAAACCGGAAGACATTATCGCCCTGGTTGAGGGGCACTACGATGCCACTGAACCCCTGCGTCAACGGATGCAGGATGACCATGCGCTCTATCGGCTAGAGCCGTACGACGCAGGCGAGGGCTATCAGTCCTATACAAGTAACGAACCCCAAACATTCGCGGAGAAGGTGATCGGGTGGATCACCGGGGCCGATATGACGGTTCGGATTCCCCACGATGGTGCCGATCAAGATCTACGAGAAAAGAACGACCTCAAAGAACGGTTCCTTATCGGCATAGAACGTGCGGCAAACGAACGATTGTGTCACATGATGCTCCCAGAATTACGAGATCAGTTATCCTGGTACTCCGCTATCCGCGGATGGTACGCAGGCAGAGCCCTGCTCGCGAAACGACCGGATGGGTCAACCTATGTGGATATCACACCGTGGGATCCGCTTCATACCTATTGGGAGTCTGGCCCTGACGGACTGGAGTGGGCGTGTTACAAGATGCCAAAGACCAAAGAGCAGATATTTTCCCAGTACAATATCAAGGTTGACTGGGAAACTCCCTATAGTGTTGATGGAATTGAGGTCTACGACTTCTACGACAAAGAGATGAACACCATCTTGGTGTATAACGGCTCGAAGACCAACCCATTAATACGGGTGGTGAAGAAGCAACAACGGCATGGAGCGGATCAGGTGCCAGTGTTCATCGGGCCCGTCGGGGCGAACCCATATATTGTGGCACTCTCCCAGTCCACCATGCAGGATACTATCGCTGATGTCGGGGAATCGGTCTTTCGATCAACCAGAGATCTGTATCCGAAACATAACATGATGATGAGTACCCTCCTGGAGCTGACCGCACGATCTCGTCGCCAGGGATTGATCGTCCGATCACGGGACGGAATGAAAACCCTGGACGAAGACCCGTACTTGGAAGGCTCGGAGATCTCACTTGCACAGAATGAGAACGTGGAACCCCTTGGACTCCTCGAAATGGCAAAGGAGACTGGGGCGTTTATGAGTCTTATCTCCGGTGAGATGCAACGGGGATCACTCCCCTACTCAGTGTACGGAGAACTCCCGTTCCAACTATCAGGATTCGCAATCAATACGCTCCGACAGGGCGTGGAAACTGTGGTGAATAAGTATCTGCGGTCGGTCGAGAAGGCGTATCGCATGATCTTCAATCTGCTTTCCGATCAGTACGCCGCCGGGTCTTTCAAGTCGATGGAACTCTCGGGGATGGATAGGAACAGAATGTTCTTCACCGAGGAGATTACCCCAGAGATGATTAAGGATACCGGACAACCAGTGGTCAATTTGGTTGGACAGTTGCCACAGGACGACATGACCAGGTTCTCAATGGCTCAGATCGCACGAGAGGGCCCGACACCATTGCTCTCAGATAGGGCGATCCGAGATAGGATCCTTACATTGCAGGATGCAGACCAGATGGATGACGCAATCAAGGAGCAGATGGCAGAACGGATGCTCCCCGAAGCGGCACTCTGGACGTTGCTCCGTGCGTCGGAACGACAAGGACGCGAAGACTTGGCCCAGTTCTACCTGGGTGAACTCATGAATATTTTGATGGAAAAGCGGAAGGTAGCAGAGCAAAGGGCTGCCCCCACCC